TCAATTATTTAAAATAATACATATTATTTTTTTTAAGTTGAACCCCTATAATTTAATAAATATATTGAAATTCTAAAATTTTTAATTATTATTATTATTTATAATCACAAAAACAAATTGACCAAAATTTTAAATCAAATTGACCACAAATCACGCCGTTTAAATGGTTTTTAAACGGCGTGTAAATATACAAATTAATAACTTATCGGCGTTTTCATTTTTGGTTTAATTGCTTCCATATTGTTCAATCATTAATAAATCAGGTTTATAAATATCTTTTACATCTGTTCCCGGTTCAAAAGTAGATAGCTCTTGATCCTGCGGAACTTTTTTTATGATACCGGCACTAATATCATCAAGTGCCTGCCTCATCAACTCCAAGCCAAGCGGTAACAATTCCAACCGCCAAAGCTCACGTGCGGCTTCTTTTGGATTCATAGCCCAATACTTTGGTTTGATAAATACGTGTCGTTGATAAGCAATATCGCCTCTGTCTATTCCGGCATTAAGCCAATAAACAGTTCCTCCGGTAACCGGCTCCCGCATTTTTATTGCCCATTCAATTGCCGACCTGCCACGATGCAGTGGTAACAAGCTCGGGTGATAACCAATCCAACCCAAACGAGCTTTATATCTTGTCTTACGTCCAACATAATCAAAAGAATGAGCCGTAATACCCAAATCCACATTAGCAGGAAAATTATCGCCATTAAGCGTCCCCGCCTCAATTATAGGCAACTCGTTAATTACAGCAAGCCTGCCTATATACTTATCATCAAGCGGGCAACTCACACCCACTACTTCAACTCTCGGATGTGCCAAGCACATAGCCAAAACATCCTCCCCGAACTTTTTTTGTCCGGAAATAAATACTCTCAATTTCTTATTTGTTTTCATAATTTTTTCCTAAATATTTAAAAGCCTGTATTGCCCGAAAGTGCCCGCCATAGCCTGTTCCATTCATCATTCCTTTCCCGGTTCTTTTGATGCTCTCCATACTTTTCTTTTTATTAGCGCCGTATAGTTGAGCATTTGTCTGCACCCAAAGTGGCGATTTTCGTAAATAATTAGCCAACTGCGGGTGCGAAGTATGAAAAAACGTGTGAAACTTCTTTCCTTTACGTCCGTATCCGTCCAAATGATACTGCATAACTTCGTTAAGAAATTTAGTTCCCACACCCGCACCTTGCCACTCGGGCATAACAACCAACCGTGATGCCCTATAAGCATTAGCCGTGAACAAAGGCATAACGGCAACGTGAGCTACAAGCTCGCCATCAACTGTTCCCACAAAGTATTCGGCAGCCGGCGGGTGCGGTAGGTCTAAATAATAATGCTCTTTAAAAAATCGCCAGTAACTTCCGTTTGTCTTCCAAATGTCGAGCTTGATAGTGGGACGTTGCCGGATTTTTTTTTTGAAGGACATTGTCCTTGTATCATAAGCCCAATTCGGTTGCAACCACTCTATAATATCATAATGAGGCGACAGCAGAACCGCCTTACCCTTACCTCGCTTCCAAGACTTTGAAAATGCCAAAGCGCCAATCTTGGCAATCTGCCTATCAACTACCGAAGTAAACTCATCAATTACCACTTCATCCGGTTGCTCAACTAATAATCTCGCAAGTCCCGCACGGAACTGCTGTCCGTTACTTAACGCCTTAAACGGGCGAAGCCAAGCCGGAACATCGCCCAGCCCGACCGAAGCAAGCGCACCGGTTACCGCATTAAAATCGCCGTCCGGCGCAATTTCATCAACTATTGGCTTATCATCTGCCCATCCCTCGTATAAGTTTACAATCTTATCATCACCGAAAAACAAACGCCCGATGCTCGTTTTTCCGCTTCCGGAAGGTCCCACAATAAGCCCTAATTTCCAGTCCAAATCCTCAACCGGAAGTTCTGCCGTATGCTCCCAATTACTGCCTGTCTCGGCATTAAACAAGCTCTTAACCCTGTTAGCACGGTAGCTGTCAAACTCTGCCGTGCTGTGCTTAACTTCTATTTTCATACGTTTACAATTTTTAGTTTATACCCTTTCTTTTTAAGCTCCTCAAAGATTTCTATTTGCTGTTTTTCGTTTTCACAAATCACAATAACACCATATTGCGGTTTGTATTTGTAAGTTTTTTTTGCCATATCTTTATTTTTATTTAATTTTGTTTCGTTCCACCATTAATACAGAAAGCACCCGAACCGAAGATTTTGTCCTCGGCACTTGGGTGCTTTCTGCATTTCTTATTTTGGTGGAACGAAGTAAGGAAAGTGTCGGGGGCTTTTTTTTTAACCCCCTTTTAACTATTTATAAATTACAAATATCTTAAAAACCCAAACATTTTTCTTTTTTTAATATATTGTAAGTTATTTTCATTAGCATATGCTTCACGTTCAAAACTAATGTTGCGATACGCCATATCTGCATTATTATACTGAAATTTTCGTATAGCATATTCTATTATATACCAAAGAAAAAAAACAATCCAAAGAAGCTCTAATTGTTGTTTCAGATGAATTTTTTCGTGATTGATTAAAACTATATCATTTTTAAACTCCGGATTTTTTAGGATGATTAGCGGAAAAATAGTTAATGCATTTACATTTTTTCCTAATATCTTTGGAAATACTATTATCATATTTATTAAATATTTTTATAAACAACCCACTTAACTTTTAGCTTAACTTCATAGCCTGAATTTAAAGTGCCTTGATATCTTATATTAACAACTATTTTATAATCATCATTCACTTTGATTAGATGAGCGTTAACACTATGAATAGCAACTTGACCACTAATAATGTCAATGAAAGGAGAACAGTTATAATGAACGGGGTCATCTTGTAACCCAATATTAATATAAAAATGGTTTTGATGCTCATCTAAACCGCCGTCTTGAAACGTTGTTTCCCATTCTCCCTCATCAACTATTCTTATATACTTTTTGTTTGTCAATAAATTATTCAACCCCAAAGAAGTTACCGCCTTACTGTCATCCACACCCGCATCAACCTCCGTTTGCGTTGCTATCTCCACAATACCTGCGTCATCCTCGGTAGCCGGATTAACCTTTTCCGAAATATCAAACAGTCCCTTCATCCGCTTCATATCCGCAAACAAAAATCTATCAACGCCTTCATTAGCTCCGCCAAAGCGGGCATATCTCTTATAATAGGTAGGCAAGTCTGCCAATTGACTACTATTAGTCATATCCGTATTATAAGTAGCGCTATCGATATCCTCAATTATACAAACATAATCCTGGGACTGTCCGCCTTCAAATCGATAAAGCTCTTCTTTCCAAACAAAAAAACCAGGGCTATAACCTGTTTGATGAGCTGTTATTCCATATATAATTACCGGAGTTGATGTATCAGTAACCTGTCCGGCAACTGCCTCCGCCAATTCCTGAATCATCGTATTTAAAAATTTCCAACTTTCCGTAGTTCCCGGATAACCGGTACTTGCAATGTTTAGTTTATTCATATCTTATTTTTTTAATACCATACCAATTTATATTCCTTGCTATACAACTTATAATAGTCTACATAATACCTAACCTGACGTTCCAGTTCCGTAACCGCCTCCGGTGTTCCCGGTTTGATAGCGTTCGGCAATTTCACAACAAAATCCGTGTTGTTTTGATTATAATCCGCTTGGTCATAATGATACACCGGCGCTCCATCAGCCGTATCGTAATGATACACCGGCTTATTCTCCGCCGTATCATAATACCAAATCGGCTCGTAAACCTCGACATTCTCAATTACTATCCTTCTGTCTGTATTATCAAACTTGTCGTTAAGCACTTTTCGCAAATAAACAATCTGCGAGTTATGGCTCATTATATACAACTGTTCATTTCGGAAGTCTAAAAACGCATCGTAAATCTGTTCTACCGGCTTAATCAATACCCGAAGCCACTTCATCCGCACCGTAGTGCGTAGAAAAGTGGCAACGTTCCACTGAACCAGCCGACCAAAATCAATATTGAAAATATTAGCGTTAATCATTATAAGGTATATAGTTTATCACCGTATTAGCTTCATCAAGCACAATCCAACCCGCATCCGGATTGTAAAATTCTACACGCGTTCCGGTATTCATATTATACAAATCACTATACACGCCACCATTAGGACGAGCCGCCGCATATTTCAATACCGGTAACTCAATTCCTTTAACCTTTTGTAGCGCATCAATCAAATGCGTAAGCGTAAGGCGTCCGTCAAAATCAATGCTTTTTAAATAGCTTTTAATCGCTGGTAAAACGGCGTTTCCGCTTCCGTCCAGATAATCTCCGGAAGCATCTATCAACTGCGGATCATAATAAATATCCAATTCCAACTTCAAATTATCCGGATCTCCGGAAGTAGCAAAAATATAAGTACCGGCGTCCGTTATATCGTTCATATAATCCTTAAACGCATCAAGTTCTGTCTGTGCCAGCTTGGCAAGTTCTCCATTATTATCCTTGGCAACTTTAATTCGCAACACGCCGTGCCCGGAAACAACCACTTTTCTTACTGACGCAAATTTCACAATCTGCTTGCTCGTATCAATAACATCATACACATCACTATCATTCAGCGTATCACCAAACTGGAAAGCGAGTGCCTTCTCCCTATACCAACGCCTTGTATGTACCCGCGTTGCCGCAATACGCTCCTCAACTTCTTGCCTGAATTTATCAAATATCTTTTCCAAAGTCCAAATAGCTACGGCTTGAATCCAAACCCATAGCCGCCATTCACTAACTTTGGACGTGCTGTCCGGATTTTCCACTGCAATTTCTGGCTGTGTTAAAATATCAAGAGCGTTAAGCTCCTGCGCGTTTTGTTTTGCCGTTAATATTTCTTGCTGTATTTCGTTAATTGTTCTTGCCATAATGTCATTTTAAACTTGCTCTACAATGTCCGCCCTTAAACCAAGCAGACACGTCTATTATATATAATAACATATAAATAAACCAACCAAACCAAGTAAGTCCTCCCCTTATATAAGAGTTCCTGCCTATCATTTGGCTAATTGTATTATTCATTTTTCTTGTAAACTTTTCTCCGTTTTTTCCGACTAATAAGAAGTTCCATAAACTGCGATTATCACGTGCAGAGCGATAGTCAGCTTCAAGTCCTTTGCCGTCAAAATAATTAATAGCTTGCCACTTATACTTAACCGAAACAACTACAAGCGTTAAAAACTCAATTATCGGAGTTAAGCACCAGCTTATTAGCCATAGTATAAATTGCAATATAAAATGTGTTATTTGTTTAACTGCTTTCATAGTTTAATGTGGATATTCAGTTTGGTAATACTCTACTGCCTTTTGTCCTACTTGATTAAATAAGTCTATAACCTCCTGTATTGTGGGGTTATTTTCGTTATCCATATAATCAATCACGGCAAGTGGCCAGTCTCCCTCTTTAATCTTATTAAGCAGAGGATACACTGTCTTGTTTATTTCGGACATTATATTTATTGCGTTTGTTTTACCTACCAAAGATAAAGTTATCTGGTTTTTGATTTCATCATAGTAAGTTTGCCCATCCTGTTTCCACTTTTCATTTAGAGCATTTATTTGTTCTAATTGTTTTTGTTGCTCTTTTTGCTCAATTTCTTGTTGGCTTAAATCAATCACATCATAGGTGGCAACATTGCCCACAATATGCAAGTTTTCTAACTTTTGTGTATTTTCATCAAAAGGTAGAATAACAACTCTATAATACCCCTTACTTGCAAGTGTTTTATTACTTGCGTTATTATAATTGATTATTCCCTTAGGAACTACAAACTCTAATTTATCATTTACATATCTCATTTCAGGAAATTGTTTTGTTGTTTGTTGTATAATTTCATCACTTCGTTAGCTGACAATTCTTTATCAAATATGGCAACCATTTGTATATAGCCATCTAAGTTTAAACCGGAAGTCCATCTCGGATTCCCAATAGTTACTTTTGCCGATGTTAGATGCATAGATACATAGCTCCCTTTTAAATATTTTGAAGCTGTTACTAAAACCCCATTAATATAAATATTAAGCCCATTTTTATTACCACTACCATCGTAAGTAATGGTTATATGTGTCCATTTATAATTATAATCCGTGTAGTTTGTTTTAGCATAAATGTAATTATATTTTTTATAAAACAAATAAGAACTAAGATAATTATTATATATAACTATCTCCCATTCTTTATTACCGCCAGCGCTATCTATTTTTTGCAAAAAAAATGCATGTTTATATCTATTGTATAACCACATAGAAGTAGAGAATGGTTTATCATTGTTCCCATCCGTGAAAGAGAAAACAGGATTATTTGGTATTTCTATTTTTCTATCATTAGTTCTAACAAATTCAGCAGCCTGACCAACGACACCATTACCATATGTTATTCCTTGAACAATATCAGGATTATAGTTATTACCACTGTAATCTAGCGCATCACCATCTAATCTGTAATAAGCAACTAAATTCTTAACAAGTTGGTTTGGTATGACTTTATTTATCGCTCCTAATCCCATTATTGTAAACTTATTAAATTAATCTGTAAACTTCCATCCACCTTACTTATTTCTGCTACAATAATATTCCAACTATTACCATTATAAGATATGTTATCCGTAATTACAGGCACACTATTCTCTGCTGTAAATGTCAAGGCAAAATTCCCTTTGATATACAATTTCACCTGCTTGTTTTCTTGCAGGTTTTTAAAATTTATTGTAGTATCAGCGGTTAATTCTGTTAATTGAAAAGCTACTGCTTTGTTCATTTCAATGTCTGCAACGTTATTAGTTATCGTTGCGTTTACTGTGGACTTTAATTCAGGCTTTAAATCATTATAGCCTGTGAAACCTACTCCCATTTTAATCCCTATCCCATTGGAGTCGGTTTGCCAAATTTCACCAGTATTTCGGACGAAATAAATAGCATTAGCTTCTAACTGTGTGGGAAGCTCATTAACTTGAATATGTTTAACTTTCGCCATAACCTTAATTACTAATTATTATCCACTCACAATCACCGCCACTCGGCACAGGAACTTCCGTATCAATTACGCCAGTGCTACCGGTTGCCGGATGTATATTGTTCTTCCTATAATACGCCACAATCTCCGGCACCACAAAATCACTCTCCGGAACAATCAATTCCTGCCCGGCGTTCAGTTCATCCGTAATTCCCAAGCCGTTTGCCATTGCCAAGTCAAACACTGCCTCAACCGTGCCGTATTCCTGTATGGCAATGTCAAATAATGACTGGTTATTTAAAACTTTTACTTTTTTCATTTGCTACGTTCTTCCAGTTCTTTTTCCAATTCTCTAATTCTACCTTGTAAAGTTTTTAGGCGTTTGTCAAAGCTCTCTTTTAACTTTTCAATTTTGTCTTTATACGTTTGCTCCAACTCGGCAATTTTTTTTTGATAGCTATCCTCCATTAACTTATATCTGTCCTCTAATAGCTTTATCTTATTTTCATAATATTTTTTAATATCCGATATCGTTTCATTATATCGCTTTTTAAGATCGTCCAGCGCCTCTTGGTAAAGATCCATAATAGCATTTTCCTTTTCAACTTTGGCTTTATCATTAGCTATTTTTAGCGATTTATTCTCTTCCATCAATCGCTCGATATTTGCTTTGTTCTTCTTTCGTTCCCTGAAATAAGCAATAAGTCCTCCCGTCCCGAACAGCAGTTCAAACCAGTGCTCTTGAATAGCTTGTAGCAAATAAGTGTATAAGTCTTTCATATTATCTTAATGTATTGTTTTAGCTTATCAAAATTCTTATTATCTCGTTCCAAGTGCAATTTTGCCATTTGGCGAATCAACTCGTTATCTTTTTTCCCTTTTATCATTCGTATCAATCCGGGACCTAATACCGGATCTTCTTTCAACTCACCGGCATTCAGCCGTAAGATGATACCAACTTCTTGCTGAATACTTTCGCCGATAACAAAATCGCCGTTTTGTATCATCAAATCATCTTCTGCCGTATGTAATATATCCAAGCTCATATCAACTCAATGTTCCGGTTCCTGTTCCTGTTACCGCTCCGCCGCTTTGGCTCGCTCCGGTTACCGTCGTTGTTACCGTTGCTGATTTTATATAATTATCTATTGCCGTGGACAATCTGTCGGCAAATTGATCAATCGCATTCGCTTGATCCGTTTCATCTTTTAGCGTATTTAAAATCGCTAAAATCTCTGCCTTTAATGTTTGCTTAACTAATGCCATCAGCTTAATAATTGGTTAATTCCTTGTTTTATTTGCGTAAACGCCTGAACATCATTCGGACTGAAATTTCCCGGACCGGCAGGCGTTCGTATAATTGCATTTTTCAGTTGATCTATCAAGTTATTCAATAAGTCTTTTAAATTCTTGCTTCCGTTTTCCAGCTTCAACTTATTGTCCTTGATATTCAACTTCAATTCGCCTATTTGCAACTCCCTTTCCTCCAACTCATCCGCATACAGCAATACCGTATGCTGTGGCTGGTTCTCTATCACGGCAAGCAATACCAGCGTATCTTTTTTTGGTTTCATTGTCATACTGCCAAGTCCGAGCTTTACTTCGTAATAGTCCAAGTCATCGATTATACCGGTAGCGGTCATCTCTTTATTAGCCCAATCCACTTCTTTAACCTTTGCCCATACTATTTGAGCATTGACTAAATCTTTTGCCTTTCCGGTGATCAACTTCCCTAATTCGTCATATACACCCATCAGCTTGCTTTTTTACCCAATTTCAATGTGCGTGCGTAGCCGTCCGAAACATTCCAATCTACCGTAATAGCATCCACATAGTATATTCCGTTTCTGTCCGGATACAGATTACTCACTACTTTCACTTTTTGTCCGTGAAATATTCTCGGCTGTCCCATTATCTTTAAATCGCCGTCAAAGCCGTCCCGTTTCATTTGCTCATAATCTCGTTCGGCTACTTTTTCCAACTCGGCTTTTACCTCAATTCCGTAATATGCCAACTGCTGTTCCGTGCCGTTCTCATCGCCTACAACGGCTTCCAACTTCTGACCGGTTTTTAATGTCGAAACTGCACGTATCTTTATCTTAATATCCTCTTTGGATAGATAGTTCAGAGCGTTATTCTTAACCGTATTACCTTCCAAATGAATGATAACCGGTTCTTGTTTATCATCGTCATAAATCTTTCCTACAACCAGCGTATCACCTTTAAAATAGCTGTATAGTTTATATTCTTTTTTCAAGAACTCCAAAACTTTGGCAACCGTCGTCCGCTTATGTCTTTGCGGCGGCATCGTCCAGTCGGCTACATCGGTTTTTATTCCCGGTGCAATCTTTTGGATAAAGTCCTTCAAGCCCATACTTTTGACCGACAGGTTTACCGGAATTTGCTTCAATTTCCACATTTCATCTTCTAAACTTATCTTTATTGGAATATCCGCAGATACTTTGGTAATGTATCCGCTAAATTCCAGTGTATTATTGCCACTGTAACCCAATTGTATTTCTACCGGTCGCCCAACCAAAAACGTGTCTTTTACCTTTTGCTTGTCAAAGTCCTTTACATTGCGGGCTATGGTTATTTCCGCTTTATCGGTCAATAAGTCCCAAGACGATTCAATATGCACCGCCGTAGGACGTATCAGGCGAACTTCCGGAAGTCCTTTATATGCTTTAAATAATATGTCTGCGCTCATTACTTTCATATCAATAATAACTCTACCGGTTGGTCGCTTACGGCTTTAATGGTAAATGGTATCACATTGGGTGATCCCTTCACTTGCCAAGTGTTAAATTCCTCAATAACCAGATCATTGATGTCCGGATGAATAAACAACCCGCCTTTGATTCTGATAGCATCCGCCACTTTTTCCCAACGTTTCAATTCGTCTATTTGCTCCTGAGGGCTAACCAATCCTTGCGGTTGATTTTTGTCCGGGATACAAATACCGTTAATATCAATTTGCCAATCGCCATAACCAAACATCTCCTTCACCGTTCCGGTACTTACCTGTGTTTTGACAATTCGTTTGGCTCTTCGGATACTGACAAGCGTGGCAATAGGCAATTCAAAGTCCTTATAATTTTCTTGTATGATATTGCCGTCCTTATCAATCACATTATAATCTTTGCCTTGCAATACAATAGTTGTCAATACCGGCGTTCCGTAACTGCTTTGTCGAACACCTTTTTCGGGCTCGGTTTTGGCAATTTCGTAATGTTTAATGCCAAATACCGCATCAAACAACTCCTGTATATTATATTGCAAGTCAAATCCTATCATCCCATTGCTATTTCTCCATCTCTTAACTTATCTACTATTCGCCCGACTATTTGATCGGCGATATTTTCAATTTCCTGTTTGGTGCCGTTTGACAGATTGAAAATGTTCTTAATATCCAAATTCATCGTAAGCGAACGACCGGCACCGGAACTTCCGGAACTTGAACCGGGTTTGGTTGTAGCGCTTGGTGTACCTATACCTCTATCAGCTTTTACCGGCGATAGTGCTTTGGCTAAACTATGACCGCCGGCTGTTTCATTATTAGCCTTAACCTTATAAGACATTATACCGGCAAGATTACTCTCCGGCTTAAAGTCTTTATACTTAACAGCCGCAATACCCTTGTCATAAGCTTCGCCAACATCTTTACCCATTTGCATTGCATTGGCAATCAATTGTTTTTTACTGCCCACACCAACCAAATCGCCAACGGCTCCTTTACCTGCTTCCCAGGCTTCTTTCCATTCGCCTTTAAAAAAATGCATCAGGGCTTTGCCAATTCCGGTAATGCCGGATAACAATTCTTTAAATCGTGTAATGACATAGTCCTTAATCATCTTGCCAAATCCTTTAAGTGCCGCCCAAGCGCCGTCAATGATACCTCTGAATTTTTCAACGTGATTATAAGCGGCTTTAATAACGCCAATTAATGCGGCAACGCCTAATATGATTAAACCGACCGGATTGGCATTCATCGCTATATTAAGCGCCCATTGTGCCACGGTTAAAACGCCATAGGCATAGGCAATTACTTTTAAAATAGGCGCAAATGGTTTTAGCCAGCCGATTAATGTTTTTAATCCGGAAGCGACTACTTTGACATAGCCGGCTGACGTTTTAAAAGTATTGCTCAAAGTTTCAATAGCCGATGATGCACCTTTGCTTTCACCGGTGATGTTAAATACCGTTTTAATCAAATCCCAACCCACAGCCAAAAGCTCGCCAATAGGGCTTACAAGCTCAACAATACTATCCCAAACTTTTCCAAATCCATTGACAAAGTCAATAGCATAGTCCGTCGCCTTTTTAAGCCACGGCACCAGCTTGTTTTTACTAAATTGAGCAATCTTATTCCGGGCAACACCAAACAGAGTGCTTAACTTACCGCCAGCGGTTTCGCTCACCTGATCCATCATCTTATAAAAACGACCGCCCTCACCGGTGGCGGTTCTAAATGCGTCCTCTACATCTTTGGCACTAATCTTTCCTTTGCTCATTTCTTCTTTGAGCTGTGCCATACTTTTGCCTGTTTTCTCGGAAATGATTTGCAGCGGATTAAATCCGGCATTAATCATCTGTAACAAGTCCTGTCCCATCAGCTTACCTGTGGACTGAACCTGTGCATAAGCAAGCGAAAGGCTTTTAAACTTTTCTTTATTCCCCCCTGAAACATCGCCAAGCATTTTCATCGTTGGGATAATCTTTTCCTGCGCAAAACCATAATTAAGTAAAAGCTCTGCTCCTTGCTTTAAATCTTCATTGTCAAAAGGCGTTTTGTTGGCAAAATCGTTGATACCTTTCAGCATTTTTTTGGCATTCTCGGCACTTCCGGTTAATACTTTAAATTTGGTATCGGTAGTTTCTGCGGCAATTCCTAAGCTAAACATACTTTTAACCGCCTGTATTGCCTGATAACCGGCAAACAATTCGCCAAGAGTTCTTTTTAATGTTTTAAAAGAACTTGTAGCTTTTTTTGCAGAGCCGGTTGCTTTACGTGTCTTTTCATCCACACGCTCAACACCGGCAGATGCTTTATCACCAAATTCTAATATCCATTTTGTCTTTACGCTACTCATCGCTTAATGCTTGCCTTATGGTATTGATTAATGTTTTTTTCTTTAAATCAACTACAAATAGCCATTCTCTTAGGGTTCTTTTCCAAATATCCTCTGGCATCGTGTCCGGATTGCCTAACCGGTTTATTCTTATAATTGCATCGGCTTGCTCAATGTTTCCAATGCTCATTTCAAATTCAGCCGATAATTCTGTTACAAAGCGGTTGAGCTCGCTTCTTTTGGCTGATACAACTTTCCCAGCTCTTGCACCAATGTAAGATAGACACTCGGCACAAAGTCAGGTGTGTCGTCAATATACTTTCTATCACCGGCAACGATCATTACGTTGAACATCATCTCGTTAAAGTCTTCGGTGTTTTCTTTTGAACTCATAGCCGTAAGCTCGGCTTTGCTCGGCTCTTTGGCTATAAATTCGGCGGTTTCTTTATCGCTTACCGGAATAGTAATATGATAAAGTTTACCATATTTCTTCTTCAAGTCAGGTACTAATTTTTTCAATTCGGTTTTCATAGTCTTTCAATGTTTTTTAAATGCTTTTTAAAAAAAGCCACTACCTCAAACAGCAGTAGCTTTTTTTCTTTGTTTATCGCTTTCCTCTTTTTGTTTATACGTTATAATCAATATGCGTAGGAACTAAGTCAAACTTGGTATTGATACTTTTATCCCCTTGCTTAACCGTAACGCCGTTGTTTTTAAACGAACAATTACGTATTACATCTTTATACACACGATTTTTATACTCGTATGCAACCGTAATGTCAAAGTCCGGAATATCTTGTATTCGCATTCCCGGTGGCAAACTCTCCAATATTGCCAATCGCTCCTCGTTGCTTAATGTGATGGAAGCAGACGGCTTATAATTGCCTTCGCCCTTGCCTATGGGTGCACGTCCGGCACCGTAAACAAGCTCTTGTTCCACTTCATCCTTGTATTCAAGCTCAGTGATGCCTTCAAGTGCACGTCCGAATAATCGAGCGGTTACTTTATTCCAGCCCATCACTCGCCCAAATCTGTTAATTAATCTTACTTGTGCCATTTGCTTACAATTTATCGGTTAATCCTAACTGAACATCAAACTCATGAATGATGTCGTTATGTATCACTTTGGCTTGAACAACCAAAGGAACATCATCGCTCAAACTTTGCGAAGGGTCAATATAAACACCAACGCCGGATGCTTCTTTATCCGCAACCATTTGCGATACTTTGCCTTCTGCATACTTTTCCAATGCCGTCGCAGATGCATCATCAATTGTTCCGGTTTGCGGATCTTTATCAATGTTAGATTTGACCTTTGGCAATAATGCCAATCGTATGATACGAGCGGCTTTGTTCCATACGCGGTTATTTTCTATACGGCAATAATCGGATGTTTTGGTAATGCAAGTATGCGAGTCATTAAAGTAAAATCCTTGATAGCCGTTATACGAGCCTACGAAAATATAGCCTTTATCATTCAAGGCTTTAATTTCGTTTTTCGACAACTCGTTAAAATCCTTCCCGGATTGCAAAACCGCTCCCAACCAACGGGAACGTGCAATATCCGTAAGTGGGTATTGCAAACTGCCTTTAAACAAATCCGGTTTTTTCTCAATATCAACGGATCCAATGTTTTCGTTCACTTTTCGCACGCTAACGGCTCCAAGTGCAGTTCCTACACTTGCATAGGTTTCGTATTGCGTTTTCAATCCACGAATAACCGGATCTTGCGAAATTACTACCGAGACATTTTCGGCATTAATCGTGCGTAAATCGGGATAAGCGGAAATTAGCGTGGCACTGTCAAACTCTTTTCCTTCGACTAACCAAGCATCAATCAAACGACTTTCTGCTTTCAATTCAGTAATCATTTGTTGCCAAGCAGACACATAAGCCGGGAAGTCTGCCGGTGCCGTAGCACTGTTTCGAACTTCACCGCCAAAACGGATGTCTTGATTTTCTTTCAGTATCGTTTTTAGCTCTTCTTTTGTCAAACTTCCGTCATCCAAAACGATATACAATTTTCCTCCCGGTGATACCCGGAAAAACTCGTCTATATGATGATACGCCAATATATTATTGGTATCATCATAACTCGGATCAATTCCCAAAGCTTCGGCATCTTTTACACCCAGCAATCCTTTGGCGGTTTTTAACGCCAAATTACCGGTTGCCGTGGCACCGCCAATGACAAGTATTCCTACACCGTCATTGCTCGGTAATGCACGCCCGAAGCTATTGGTTTTTGATATCTTTACTCCTACGAATCCCATTATTCGTTATCGTTTTGATTTTCGTTTCCGTCTTCAGGGCTGTCAGCTCCTGTTTCTTTTGCCTGTAATTCGGCAATCTTTTGCGCTCCGGCTTCTTTAACCGTTTTGGCTTTTTCGCCTTTCAACAACTCCTCAACCTCGGCAACGGTTTCAGCTTGCATAATTTTTTCAATTCGCTCTTCCGCTGTTAGTTTGGCTGTTTCATCATTTTTCGGTTTAGAGCCGTTTTCAAATTCTTTGACCGTTAATTTCTTTCCGGCAGGATTGCTCTTGGCGTGCAAATCCGCCATATTTTTGTTCAAAAACACATAACCGTCATCGGTTACGTAAATCTTTTTTGCTTCTTTGTTTTTTGCAAAAAAATCGTTTGCAATTTTGTTTAAGTCTTTCATCTCTTTTTAGTTAAATTATTTACTGCGATTAATCCGGCAAGTAAAACAAAAGCTATCAGAATATCAGATTTTGAAAATTTAAGTCCGTCGGATTTTAAGTCCGTTTCCTTAATTCTTTCTTTTGTTTCTTGCTCGTAGGTTTCTTTTTGTTCTTTGGGCTTTTGAATGGCTTTTATCTCGGTTACCCGCCCACGGTTTTGGCGGGTTTTAAGTATCAGGTTTTGGTTCTCAACTACAATAACAGTATCTTTTTTCTTATACCGGATCACCGGCTTATAAACGATACTATCCATTGGTATTTTTACAATCCTAATACCTCGCTCGGTTATGTGCCTTACCGTTCTTTGCTTGTGCTTTTGTGTATTCTTAAAAAGTCCGCAACCGGATAGCGTAAAAGCCAATGCAATTAATATGAAAGCCCTTTTAATCATCCTATATTTTTGTCGGGTATGCCAATCTCTTGTAGCCACGATTTCCAATCGAAACAAGGACAATCCTTGTTTGCAAACTTATTATGACCGGCTACCTTAATCCACGGGTAGCGTTTGACCATAAATCGAACATAATCCGCCATTGTTTCTTTTTGGGCTTCGGTTCGTGTATCTTTGGGTTTTAAGTTCTTATCCAATCCCCCTACATATACTATATGCCGGCTGATTTGGTTAATCCCTTTCACTCCCCAAGTCATCTCGTGATTTTCAATGAGCGAATCCATATCATAATCAGTCAGTAATTCCAATCTGCCGTCCAAATGGATCATATCCGAATAGCCCAAACGGCTCCATCCGTGCCCCTTTATATGCCAGTCGTATATATCTTGGCGGGTTACCGGACGTCCTTCCGGAGTTGCCGTGCAGTGTATGATTAGATATTCGATTTTTTTGCTCATTGTTCACATTTTTTTATTACGCCCGTAGGCGTGCGGTTTCCGTTGCGATAACGGAAAAACCGCCCTTTAACTATGACAAACCCTATGCTGTGCCAGATACAATTGCCGCCTGTCCTTTCTCACGAATAGGTATGGCAATAAAATGAAGCCTAAATCCTACAACTGATTTTCTAAATTCCGGATCTTGCGAAGCACCACGCATATAGCGTTTTACCGTTCCTCTTGCCTTGGCGGTTGCTTTGGCATAGAATACTACGGATGCCTGCTTGCCGGTTGTAGCACTTCCAAATGGTATCTTTTGTAAAGTCGTTGCGTCGTATTCCGGAGAATAGATGTCGTCGTAAATTTCAAAGCCCGCATAATTGCTGGCAATAGCTCCCTCTTTATGATTTTGGTATTGGACGTTAAGGGCTTTGTCTTCCAACAACAAATCGGCAACGTGATCCGCACTCAATACCAATATCCTACCTTTTTTAGGCACTTTTAACAAATCCAGTTTTTGTTTAAGCGTTACTAAATCTTTATAGATTAAACGCTTTCTTCCCGTGCCGTCATTAGGACCGGTTGTTTCAATAATAGGGGTGTTCGTAGTGTTAGCCATAGGTGCAAGGCTATGCAAAGCGTGCTCCTGTGTTTTTTCCTCTAACACTTCACGGGCTTGGCGTTGCACACTGTCTTTTTTATCATAGGGCAAAGCGTATAATTCGTCATCGGTTACTTCGTAGTTTTCAGTATCGTACTTATGCAAAGAAATGGCTATGCTATCATCCGTTCTGCTTACGTTTGTTATAGGATAAGTGTTATTATCTATCAACACCTGAATATCCGCGCCTTCCTTATTAATCTTGATAACGTCATTGTTTACCCATTTTTGTTTGCTGGGTATTCTTTCCATCCAAGTTCCCTTATGACGAAAATGTTTGATCAATTCTTTCTCTGCCAATTCGTTTTTAGCAACTGCGGCAAACGCCATCATAGGCGCGGTCGTATCAACAATATGCGGTATTTCCGCACCAAAACTTTGGGCTATAAACCCAAGGGTAATTACTACCATTAAAATTCTTACTAACTTTTTCATATACTAACTTTTTTTTTAATCTTTTTTAAATCTTTTACTTTTTATTCCAAAGATCTTATTCAACTCCTTTGTAGTGCGCTTTTATAAGTTCTTCCTGCTTTTCTTCGGGCAACTGCTCAAATGCTTCCGGGTCTTTTTCCAAATAATCTTCATAAGTCCAAGCTGCACGTGCATCAGCTCCTTTACCTTTCAATTGGGCAGACGGCGCCTGATCGATTGCCGGCAAATTCTCAATAATCGCTTTTATCTGATTAAAATCTTTTTCCGCCAATGCCTCATAATTTGGGCGGGTACTTGCGTTGATCTTATGATCCTTTTCTGCTTGATCCAACAAAGCTTTTATTTGTGCTTTTTTCTCTGCGGCTTTTTGTGCCGTTAATTGTGCTTTAAGCGTTTTAACCTCATCGGCTTGCGCTTTCAACTCGTCCAGTTTTGCCTGAACCTGTGCTTCTGTGGCGTTCTCGTCTAAGCCGAGCTTTACCGCCATTAATTTTAAATCCATATTCTCTTTTTTCGGTTTTGTTACTTGTTTTGAAATCGACTCAATATTGGGAACTCCGCAAGCGACCATTCGTTCATAAGTCTTGGCGTCAATCGTTACCTTTTCGCTGCTGATAACATCTACCAAACCATATTTATGAGCTTCCTTTGCCGTCATCCACCAGTCGTTACGCCATTTATCTTGTAGGTCGTCTGTGGATAGCCCCATTTTTGTGGCATATTCTTTTAAATATTGTGTAGTTAAATTTTCTATCAATTTGGTTTCACTTTGAATTTGCTCCAATGTGCCACACGTGCATCCTCTCGGGGCGTGTATCATTATTTGCGAATTTTCTTTGGCGGTTGCGTGAAATAAGGTCAAAAAGTAAGACGCCGCACTTGCCGCTAAGGCGCCTACTTCAACTTTTACTTCTTTAAATTCAGACTTTAAAAAATTTGCAATTTCGTTGGCTTCAAAAACACTTCCGCCCTCACTATTAATGTAAACAACGGCTTTATCTCTTTTGCCTTTGTGTTGTTTAATTGCCAGTTTTATATCGGAAACACTTGCCTTACTCCATTTGCCTATATAACCGGTGATTTCCAAGCGGATATAATCACCGCCGGTTGTCATCGTAATTTTATTGTCCTTACCCTGTGCTAAAATCTGAAACATAAATACATTTTTCGTCTAAAACTTTACCGCAAAATTCAAACGAAATAAACACTCACACAAAAACTTGTTACATATTATCAATAAATACAATACTTTTTATAAGCTGTAAAAGCCCTATTTGTAGCAAGTTTTTGCCGTTGAAATCAAATAGAAGCAACTTTGCAGTATAATTTTTTTAATATGGCAAAGGAAAAAGAAAAGCGAATAGCCAAAGAGTTATATCTCGGAGGTAAAACACAAAAGGAAATTGCTAAAATTGTAGGCGTGCAAGAAAAAACTATCTCTATATGGGTAAACAAATTCGGATGGAAAGTCTTGCGAGATGCCCAATTATCAAAAGCCGACAATAACATTGATAATATCAAAAAGATTATCAGCGATATTGCCGATGAAACTTTTGCGGTAAACTTAAAAATCAACAAAGAAACGGATCCGGAGGAACGCAAAGAGCTAAGAAAGTATCGCAACCAACTCGCTGACGAAGCGGCAAAATGGAACAAAGCACTCGAAAATTTGGATAAGCAAAATAAAATCAGTTTTGCCATTTACCTACAAGTTTTTGAGGATATATTTAACTCCCTACGATTATATGACCAAAAACTATTCTTAAAAACCCTTGATTTCCAAGAAGAACATATTCAACAAAAAGCAATTCAATACCAGTAATTATGAAAAGAGCTTATCATTACATCCGAAATTTTATTTACACGCATATACCCGGATTATATATCCGCCTACATTTGTTTAAGATGTGGCTTCAAGGTGCCGATAAATATCAGCGTTGGCTCGAAAAAGGCGACTTCTATATGTATCGTGGCATCCGAGTACGTCTCGGACAACCGGTTAAATACCGTATCCGTGGAATCGTCAAAACAAAATGGGTAAAAGGTATTTATTACGACTTTGGCAAACGAAAAGTTTCTGCGCTTTATTCTGACAAGCCGATTAAAGGTTTAAGCGAAAAATTCATCAACAATGGCAAAAAAAAGAAATAGCTTAAGATTTGTTACCATACAAATAGGTGTCAATATTGTGGAACTTCCGCAATACATTACCTATGTAATAGATGATAAAAGTTTTAGCGGATATATTCACTTATGAAAAGACAAGACAAACTCGCATATCAGCGCTACCTCCAAAAGATAAACCTCGCCAGAAGCATTGGCGTTGAAAATCCTTTTGAGTCCAAAGAGGAACAAAAAGCACGTATAGAGCGTGCTAAAAAAGATGTGCGATTTATGGTCGAATACTACTTTCCTCACTATGCTACCAGTCCTTCGGCTGATTTTCAACTTCAATTCGCTAACCAAGTCAAACGCAACAAAACTTATAAAGGTTTTGCCCAATGGGGACGTGGACTTGCAAAGTCCGTATGGAACGATATTTTAATACCGTTCTGGCTTTGGCTCAACGGTGAACCTGTTTACCTTGTAATAGTTGGAAACTCACACGATAAAGCTAAACAGCTACTCGGCGATATAATGGCTGAATTTGAGGCAAACCCCCGCATAATAGCCGATTTTGGAGAACAAAAAAATATCGGTAAATGGGAGGACGGTTTTTTTATAACAAAAAGCGGTTTCATCGGTCAGGCGCTCGGTATGGGGCAATCTGTTCGCGGCTTGCGTGTAGGAGCCAAACGTCCTACGCATATCGTTGCCGATGATATTGAAACCAAAGACATCAACAAAAATCCAAAACGCCAAAAAGAAATTGTCAAATGGATCGAACGTTCGCTTATTCCTACAATGGACGGCAATATAAGACGCTTCATTCAAGCAAACAACCGTTTTGCTCCGGTAATGATACAAACGATGCTCCAAAAACGCCACCCAAAATGGAAAGTGCATCAAGTCAATGCTTACCATCCGGTAACTTACCGACCGTCTTGGTATAGCAAATATGATAACAACTACTACAAAAGCGTTGAATCAGAAATCGGACGGCTTGCCGCAATGGCTGAATATAACAACGAACCGCATATCGAAGGAGCAATATTTACCGATGAAATGATACAATGGGTCAAACTGCCACGACTCGATAGCCTTGAAATCATCATCGGGCGTTGGGACGTTGCGTATGCAGGAACGCCAACATCAGATTATAATGCCGTACGAGTTTGGGGGCTTAAAGACGGTAACTTTTATTTGATTGACAATTTCGTTCGTCAAAGCAAAATGAAAGAAGCGGTCGAGTGGATGGCTAACTTCCAAAAACGATTACTCAAAACAGTTATGGTGCATTGGGGATTTGAAGCACAGTTTTGGAATGATGAAGTTTTGCGAACTATTAGCGATGTGGAAAAGGCTTTTAAACTGCATTTAAACATCAGTAAAATAGACCGCCCGCGTGTGCGTAAATATGACCGGATTTTGTCGTTACATCCATACTATCAGAATAGGCGTATCTTTTACAATAAAGCGATTGAGGCAAACGATGACACGCAGGTCGGTTTAGCACAGCTAAAAGGCATTGAACCGGGATACAAAGGATACGATGATGCACCGGATGCCGATGAAATGGCAATATCCGAATTGTCAAAATATATTTATGACACCGGGATTGAAAATAACGAAATATTAACCGCTCGTTACGAGCGACAAAAACGATTTTAATTATGAATTGGCTAACCGATTTAGATCTGGAAACACAGGCATTTGATAAATTCTTGATGCAGGATAACTCTACCAATAGAGATGAAATCCTAACCAATATTGAACATCAAAATATTGAATTAATCAAAGCGAAGTTAAATAATAAATATGATACCCAAGCCATTTTTTCGACTTCCGGAAATGACCGCCATTGGCTAATCGTCAAAATACTTGCTATTTTGGTGATATACGATTTTTTCCGTAGGAACGCCGCTCGAAAAATACCCAAAGACTATCAGGAAAGATATGAATGGGCAATGAAACTTTTAGAGGATATAAAAGCAGGCAATGAAGTTCCTGCCGGACTTCCGTTTTATACCGATGAAACAGGCAACGAGCCGAATCTATTATACGGCAATAACAAAAACAAAGATTTTTATATATAAGTTATGAGTTGGAGAGATAAATTACAGCAATATATTCTCGGCAAAATGCCCGAGGACAAAATAAGAGTTGAAGCCGAAATGCGTTCGGATAGTTCCGGACTAAAAATCCCGAGCAAACAAATCAAACGAAGCTCGCAAATCTTCGAACCCAAATCATACAGGGATTGGAAAGATGCCATTGCTATGGCTACCAATCCCGACGAGCCTACCTTTACTTTTTTGGCAGAGCTTTACGATAACTTATTGCTTGACGCTCACCTGTCCGCAGTTATTGAAAGTCGTATTATGCGGGTAACCCGTAGCCGATTTATCATTCGCAAGCCTGACGGCGAGGAAATTCCGGAACTTACCAAGCTGTTTCAACGCCCTTGGTTCGAGCAGTTTGTAAAATATGCCCTGATGAGCAAATTTACAGGCGTGAAAGTATTGGAATTATACGAACTTGACGATAACCTTGAATTAATCAAGACAACGAGCATCCCGATGGGCTATATCCAACCGGATAAAAAGAAAATAATATTTGAACCCGGAAGCAATGAAGGTTATTACTATAATAAGCCACCGGTTGATAAATTCTACTTACAAATAGGCGATGATAACCAACTCGGGCTATTGAGCCAAATAGCGCCACTTGTTTTGGCAAAAAAGCTATCAATGGGTAGTTGGCTTGACTATATCGAAAAATATGGAATCGCCCCAAGAACCATAACCACAAACAATAAAACCGAAAAGCGAGCAAAAGAGCTTTTGGATATGGCAATGAAAATGATTAGCAATCACGTTGCGGTTTTACGTGAAGGAGAAAAATTGGAAATAGGCGATATACCTTCAACGGACACCTATAAGGTTTTTGATGAGATGATAAAACGAATAAATTCCGAAATTTCCAAAAGAATACTCGGGCAAGATGCAACGGCTGAAACCAAGAGCAATACCGGAACTTACGGCAGTATGAAAGTGATGCAAGAAGTTGCCAACGACAGACACGAAAGTGATAAGCTGTTTATTCAATATATTGTAAATAAATTGCTTATTCCCAAACTCACCCAAATATCATCGACTTATTCGGCTTTGGCTAATGCGGAGTTTGACTGGGACGAAACCGAAACAATGACCAACGCCGAGCTTCTCGACCGTGTCGTTTCACTTTCACAAGCTGGATTTGAAATAGATCATCAAGCTATTGCTGAAAAAACCGGAATACCAATAACCGGCATCAAATCCGCCGAAACCCAACCCATAGAAACGGAAGGGGCAAAAAAAAAAACTTTAACCCCAAAGCAATAGCCGAGTATTATGCGGATATTGACAAGCACAGGCACGCTATCGAGCCTGTGGCTATCGATATTAGCAAATATACAAAGCTAATACTCAAAATTGCCAAAGAGGGGTTTAAAAAAGGATTTAACAAGGTATTTGATGAAAAATTAGCAAGCACAATTTTTGACGACCTAAACACCGCCGCAAGCGCCGGTTACGGCGATAAATGGATCAAGTTTGATCCCTATCACTCCCCAACGGTTCAGCAGCTGCAAAAAAATCTTTTGTTCTTTTCAGTTGGCAAATCCGCCGAACAATTAAAAGCAATGAACGCCTTGCTTATAGACGAAAAAGGTAAAATCCGGAATTGGCAAAGCTTCCGTGATGAAGTGCTGAAAATGAATAAGCAATACAACCTGCGTTACTTGCAGGCAGAATACCAGACTTCCAAGTCATCTGCACAAATGGCACGCAAGTGGCAGGAAGCACAAAAACGCAAACATTTATACCCAAATCTTAAATACCTAACGGTTCACGATAGCCACGTGCGGGAGGAACACGCCAAACTTCACGGAATTGTCCGCCCGATTGATGACCCTTGGTGGGATACTCACTATCCGCCTAACGGCTGGCGTTGCCGTTGCTCTGCCCAATCTACCCGAGACGCCGTTACGCCAAAAGATAAGATACCACACGTTCCGGTACATAAACACTTTCGGCATAATGTTGGTAAAACAGGTAAGATATTTGATGAAAAACATCCGTATTTTAAGCATTTAACAAAAAGTATTTTTAGAAAATTAAGCAAAGAAGCAGATAATAGATTAGCTATTTATACTGCTAATAAAGTAAGACAATGGGCAAAGGATAATTTAGTGGGTAAAGCTATTACGGCAAAAGATAAGCCAAAGTTTATTTTAACGGGGAGAGATATTAAAGTAATTACGTTTAAGCCACACAAATACAGATGGATCAGAAACAATATGCTTTATGATATTAATAAATATTATAAAGAAAGTAAGCTAGTACATACAGCCTTTGAAATGAAAGGGAGAAAAAAATATAAATATTGGTATTATTATGAAGTTGGTATTGAGGGGAAAAAGTTTTATTTAAATATTGTAATGCTGGCAAATGGTGAAAAGAAATTACACGCAATAACAGATAGTATTATAAAAAAGGAATAGCTTCTCAATCACTAGCCCGTAGATATGCATACTACGGGGGGATTAAGAAGCTACACCACAAATATACAACAATTTTTATACCAAAGTCAAGTTTTATGTCAAAAAATTTTAAAACACCCGATTTTTCAAGAATGTGGAAACAATTACGGCAAGATCTGGTAGAGATTGCCGCTACCGAAGGCGAAAACTTTTTTCATTCGTCTTTTGATAAAGAAGGTTTTACCGATGTTGCTTTTGAGCCTTGGCAAAAAACACACGAGCAGTTAGGGTATAAGATACTAACAAGAGGCGGAACTTTAAGAAAATCAGTGCAAACTTTTGAAGAGTCATTAAATAGAATTGTATTCGGCTCGGATTCCGAATATGCCGAAATTCACAATAACGGAGGTATTATTCCTATAACTAAAAGAAGCCGAGGCTTTTTTTGGAAAATGTATGAAAAAACAGGTGATATAAAATGGAAATATCTTGCACTTACCAAAGCAGATCACTTTAAAATGCCCAAGCGCCAATTCATAGGCGAGAGTAAAACACTACTGGATAAACTTGACAAAATATTAACCGGCGAAATATCCGAAAGATTTAATAATTTAAAATAATCATTATGGCACAATTACAAAGCTGGCAAGCATTATACAAAGAACTTGCCGAAAGAATTATCGAAAAAATACCCGAAGTAAAATGGGTGGATCTATGGAGCAACCAAATAGGATTCATTGAGGATGAGCAGATGTTCCCAACCCCTGCCGTATTCGTTTCCTTCCGTATGCGCAGTCCGGAGGATGCAGGCGACAATATTCAAAACGTGCAGTTGCAAATTGATATGTATTATTATCACGAAACCTTTGCCGATACTTTTGAGGGGAGTTACAACCAAGCCAACGCACTTGCTTATTTGCAAATCCTTACCAAATTGCACCAAGCCTTTCACGGAACATCGGGAGATAATTACAGCAGTATGCAACGTATAGACGTTGCACCGGTAGAGGCGTTTAGAGGTAATTTTTATCGTATTTCATTTGGTTGCTTAGCAACGGATATATCCGCAAGCAATATCAGAAGTCAGGCAACCCCCGGAGATATTAATCTTTCGGAAGGAGATAAACCGGGCGATACCGAACCGCCTATCTTCGATATTTCCCTCGGCTAAATACTATATGCTCAATCGTTCGAGGCGAAAGAAAATACTTCTCGGATAGCTTTACAAATATATAGCTATCCGTGTAAATCCGTGTATTTTTGTAACGCTTGGCGTCCCATTTTACATATTCGCTACGGATTGCCTCATATTTACGTGTAGTGTGATCTTTAACTGCCATAGCACAAAAATAAATCATTTTCAAGTATATACAAAAAAATAACCGGCAACATTTTGTTACCGGTTATCAACACACACATTATTTGCTTTACCGCAAATCCAGCTTATAGCCACAATAGGCACATTCTTCATAATGGTATTTTATTCCAACGTTCTGTATCATTGCATCAGTGCCGTCAAAATGTTTGTGGCTGCATATTGTTTGCATATTTTTAATGGAGTTCTCAACGGCGTTTAAACGCTTTTGCAATTCGGTTTTTTCCGCCTGCAAATTCTCAACTGCTCTTTTTATCTCTTCCGGTTTCATATCCTTCCTTTATAAATTAAAATTCCTACTATTATCATTAAAGCTATCATCAGCATAAAAATTGCCGATATTAGATATATTGTTGCATTAAAATTATCATTTTTCATAACTATAAATTGTCTCTAAAATCTCTACTCTCGGCGGTGGCGCCAAGATATAGAATGTTAAACATTTCGTTCAACCGGCTGGCTATTCTTGCGCCATACCTTTCTTTAAGTTCCGGCAAGTCCAAGTTAGTGGTGGCGTGAGTTTTCTTTCCTTCACGTTTAAAAAGTATATACCGAAGCTCCAATATCCTGCGCAATACATCCTCCTGCTTGCCGTAATAGCGTCCCTGTTCCTCCGTGCCTAAATCGTCAATGCACAGGTTACCGGTCATAAAACTTTGAATGCCTTTTTCGCCTTCATTGTCATATTTGGCAACTATTTCGTGTGCCGAAACAATACGGAATTTATTGTCTTTCCAATTCATTTTCCTGTGAATTTCAAACAAAACACTTTTTCCACTTCCGTAATTCCCGGCAAGCAAAACGCCCTTGCTATGTGCCGGATTGTTTATAGCCACTTTTGCCGGTAGCTTTAAATAACCGAAATACTGAAACATAAAATCAATCACCTTTTTATTTTCCTTATCAATTACAAATTGATGCGGTAAGTGCTTCGGGTGATGAACCGGCGGGCGTGTCAGTTCCGTAGCCAAATCGATAAACTTTTGTTTTACTTCCTTAACAGTCATTTTACGAGGTTTCGGGGCTTGTTTTTGCTCCCGAAGCTCTCGCCAACGTTTGTTTATTGCTTTTTGCTCCTCCAATACCGCCTCTTTATAATCATTGATTATCTTATCTGCTTTTTCCGTTCCGGCTAATCTTGCCGCTAATTGCACCTGTGTATAGCGTGGTTTTATAGTCTTTGCCATTATCTCCCGAAGTTTTTTCGTTGATTATTATTTTTCTTTGGTACATATCCCGAAGGTAACGGAAAAAGCCCGCTCCAACCTTTCTCAATACTACGGCGTATCATCTCAATAGCCCGCCGCTCCTCGTGTCCGCTATCAATAGCAAGGCGTTTTAAAGTTGCCCGCTCGCTGATGTCGGTTTTAAACTTAAAGCCGTGTTCCTTCTTCTTATACTCTTTCCATGTTTGCCAAGCGGTTGCAAACTTTTCACTGCTAAACGGAAGTTGTATGTCAGTTTTGGCGGTTTTGACCTTGTCAATTTTTGCCAAATCCGTGCTATCCCAATTATTAGAAAATACCTCTGCATTAATCAAATGCCATAGCTCGTTTTTTTCTTCCTTACTGCAAGCATCCAAAAATTGTTTGGGTGTAATAGTAATAATTGTTTGTCTTTTAATTTTCGGCATATTTTTTTAATTTTTAATTACATCCAAAAGCTCTTCATTAAACTCAAAAGCATCAACCTCTACAAGCAATATTCCTTCTTTTCCGTTCATTTTGTAAAATCCTTCAAATTCTTTTTCCCTTAAATCAAATAGGCTGTATCCCTCAGTTGCCTTTTCAATAGCCAACATCGCATATTTTTTAGCAGCTTCATCAATTGGGTCGGCATCTTCGTCATAATCCCAAGAGAAAAATGTTAAGGTATCTTTTGCTTTTTTTTCTGTAAACTTTTCTCTATCAATTTCTATCTTACAGAATGCCTTGTAAAAGTCATAGTTGATATTATAAATTGTTTTCATAATTGTTATTTGTTTTTTAGTTTTGGCATAATTTTATTTAAAAAATACTAATTGAAATCTCCATAACCTTATTAATAGCCCCCATTTTGCAATTATAAACTTATACCATACTGGCTTAGAAGTAAATTGTCCATTTACCTGTGTTCCCCTTAAATAATAGGCATATATTTTCATAACTATTCTTTTGTAAATTGATTGCATCTATCCACAAGCGTAACAAACTTATCACCCATTTCAGTATAACCAATTCCTTGGGCGGCTTCCTCCGAAATAGTTCCGGTAATTCTTCCCAAATCCAACTCAAATGCAAGTTTGCAACCTGCTTCCGAAATATCAGTGCTTTCGTCCTCATACAAGCTACACCTATGGCAGTTATTGAATTGCCATAAGTCTGCCTCCGTGCCGTTGCTAAATGGTATTAATTCTTTCATATTGCGAATTTTTTCAAGTTAGCATTAATAATAATAATACTCTACGCAAAACTCAAACTTATTGTTATTAAAATTAATAGGATTGTCTTTTTTGACAAAAGTTACAATTCTTTTCCCATTTACTGAACCGTCATTAAAATAAATAATTTCTTCATTTAATCTATATTCAACAGACAATCTGTTGAAACGCCTTTTTCGTTCTTCTTCAATGTCTATTTCAATACCAAGTATTTCTTTTAATTTTTCTCGTATTATAGTTTCTTTTTTTTGTTGTAAATCTTTAATTATTTTATTTATAGTTTCTTCTATTAAATTATTAATATCAACATCGGCTGATAAATCATTGCCTAATTCGTTACTAAATTCTAATTTTTGTGCTTCTAATTTCATTGTTTTTAATTTGAAAGTTTAAGCGTTTTAATCGGCAACGCTTCATAGCCGTAATCCGTTATGTTTATTTCAAATCAACGCCATTCGGAACAGGCAATGAATTATAAATAGCCCGCTTGGGCGTTGATCCGTTGTTAATTCTGTAACCAAGCAAAGGGTTTATGCCATAGTTCCACCAGTCATCCGGTAGTTTGCCTTTGGATAGCTCCTTTGCTTGCTTTTTACTCAATTTCTTTATCATTTCCTTTTACTTATCATAAATTCCATAGCATTGATAATTCTGCTCAATTCCGCTTTGTTCATCTGTTTAAGCGGCTTCTGAACCGGACAACGTTTACTTTTTAGCCAGTTACTTAAATGGTGCAAGTCCACTACCTGTCCGTGTAGGTAATGATGCCGCACCCAACCCAGTTGATGGGCGAGCGACAGCACTTGCAATTGTTGCCTGTTAGTTTTTTCAAAAATCGCCCAATTCAAGTCCGTAAAGGTTCTGCCCCCCAAGCGGTGAATAAGTTCATTTGCCTGTTCAAAGGTCAAATCCTTTACGGACGTTTTTTGAGTAGAACCGGTAAAATCGGCAATCAAACTTCGCCATTCGTCCTCATACTTTTTAAGCCGTTCCGGGCGAATGGAGTAGATGTATTTGATTTGGTCGGGGCGGATGCTCATTTTCTACTTGCATTTAACCGGTTTATCACTTGTTTACTCGCATCAATTTCATTTTCCGTATATACGGCATCCTGCCTTACCCAATCGTTAAGTCCGGTTCTGATAATATACTTACCATTAACCGTAATTACAGAATTACTGATAATTACAATATCAACATTTTGCTCCGGTGCAAATGTTTGGCTACCGGTTCTTTTGTCTGTTACGTTAATCATTATTGGTCAATTTTAATAGATGAAAAGTTTAAATCTACGTTTTGATATTGCCCATTCTCATCTTTAATCCACACACGGTAGTATGATCTACTTTCTTTTCTCATGATAGCTTTATTAACAAGATCCACACCTTCGCTAAACAAAGGATCATTAACTTTATCCTTATAACTTATTGTTTCCAAAACTTTTTTTACATCAAGTTTTCCACGTTTGGTCTGAAAAGCGTTCATAACAAGCTCTTTTACCAATTCATTTTTTGAGCTGATATTATTATTAAGAAATTCATTAAACTTTTCTTTTGCAGCTTCAATCAATAAATCGTCAAACTCTATTGGCTCGTTTATGTTTACCTCTATCTTTACCGATTTGTCGAAATTAAACCAAGTATAATTGCCTTTTCGGTTAAGTTTTGGCTCCGTTCCGGTTTCTTTCATCACCGCATCATAGACCTCGTTGATTGCCTGTTTCACATAACTTTTTAACTCTTTTAGTTTTTCGTGCAATGTAATTGCCATTTTGGCTATTTTAGCACTTTTTCTCTCTTTTAGCTTTTCGCTGCGGCTGACTCTTGCGACAGGTATTTGATATCCGTTTTGATCTACCCAAACACTGTCTTTACTTTTGTTAATTCTAAATTTTAAATTGTTCATAATATTCTTTTTTTTGTTTTAATGTTCTATATTCTTTTTGATATTTGGCTCGTAATTCCGGCTCCAACTCCGGCTGACTAATTAAGATAGATTTGATTAGCTCTAATCTTTCCTCTATCTCTCGAATTTCTGACTTCAAGTCTATTGACCTGCTTTCTGATGTCATAGATTATTTTTTTATTGAATTTATCCATAAAGCTGTAAGCTATACTTCTATATAACTGTTTAGCCGTTGTTACCTTGATAGGAAGTCTGCTATTTAGAATGGTATTTTCAAACTTCATCAAGTTGTTTCGATATTGCTGTCTAAACCAAGCTTGTAAGGGCTTGCTGACAAGCATAAGCTGCAATTCAAGTAAATTACTTGCTCTCATCTTGCAATACAAGACAAAGTTGTCTTCGTACTCTTCTTGTAATTGCTGTACCGGAATAATGTTTTGTATTTTTATCATAGCTTTTAATTATTATCGTTATTATCTCCCCAATAAGTCTCTGCCCCTTCTTTCCATATAGTAATTGGCTCGCCGCCGCCATATCTTGAAGTTATAAAAGCTTTGTAACCTTCAACCCATATCTTTACATCGGCGTCAAAGCGAACTTTTTTTGCCAAATCGCCATCCGGTTCTTTGCCGGAAGCGTGGCTGATGAATATGATTAGCTTATTGGGTAATTTTGCTTTTAAATCAAAATAAGTTCGGCGGTTTAGGAAACTATACTGCAAGCTATCAATGATTACTATATCTGGACTGCGGCGTTTTTGTAAACGCTCAACCAGTGCTTTCATAGGCTCACGGTTAAGGATGACAAATTGCCCGGGCTTTATATCAAAATTACTCGCCTGTATGGCACGTTGAAAGCTAAACCTCGCTCCTTCTTCCAACGTATCATAAGCAACCTTGCCAAATTGGGCTAAATAAGCGGCAAGCATCAATGAAAATCGGGTTTTTCCATTTCCGGAATTTCCCCAGATCAACCAAACGCCGTTCGCTTCCGGAATGCCTATTGCACCCTTCCATTTGCCCTCAAATGGCAAAGTTTTAAACTTCTTGCGTAGCAATTGACCAACCGATATGGCTCGTTTATCTGTCATTTAAGTGCTTTTTAAATTCTATAAATACACGTCTTAAACTGCCACCTGTTTTGGCATATAGTTTGGGTAAACTGCCGTTTAATCCGTTGGCTTTGGCAACCAACGTCATTTGCTGTTTTTTGAAATTTTGAAGGTCTTCTCTGCCAAGCGGGGTTACACGCTTAAATCCGTCGCCAAATCGTGAAAATATTTCGCTGTAACCTACTTTCTTTCTATCCTTGCCACGCTCTATCTTTACTCGCAAACCATCGGCTCCCATCATATAATATGATGCCGCTTGCTCGGTAGCGTTCCACAGGGCTTTAAGCTCCAAAAATGCGGGATAGTCCAAATCACCGGCTTCGTCTAAAATGATAAGCGGATTTTCAATGCTTCGCAAGTAATATACAAGGTCGGCATATACATCGGCATAGCGTCCGGTATTGTCCACTCCAAATTCTTGGGCTATCTTGCGGATAAGCTTTTGTTTACTCTTTACCTGCGAGCAGTCAATATACACGGCGTTTTTGTTGCTACGCACGTAGTATTTTGCCGTGAATGTTTTACCTATGTCAGGTAGATCACATAATACGGCGGATACATTATTGCTTTGGCAAAAAGCCAGCTGATTACTGATGTATTCAAATGCCGGCGTTTTAGCAATGTTCCATTTCGGCTGATTGCCGGTTTGAACGTTTAACCTCCGTGCAATACTTATCCAATTGCTATCGGATAATACACGGTCAAGCTGTCCTTTTTTAATCCTCGACAGCTGGGCAGAGCTGATACCCAAAGCTCGTGCCTGTTTGGCGGCACTTGGGTATTTGTTTGCATCTTGCTTAATTGCGTCTAATACTTTTTGTTTAAATTCTTGGTTTATCATAGTTATATATTTAGTGATTATAATTCTTCAAGGGCTCGTTTGGCGTAGTCATTGGTAACCGTTGCTTGCCAGTCGTCATTTTCAGGAATAACTTCGCTAACTATTTCCGGGTCATCGGCGTATTGTTCCGGCTCATTGCGTATAATTTCCACACGTGTGGTTTTTTGTTTCTTGTCTTTTATACGCTTGTCATACTGTGCCACATAACTTGCCTGCTTGGTATAATTTTCTTTGTCTGTGGCTTCCCATTCTGCATTAGCCGTATTGTAGTATGGCATTGCTACGGCAGTGCCGACAAATGTTCCGTTTTGATATAAGTATAGCTCCGATACATCGCCGTTAGCATCCGGCATATAGTAGGCAACTACATTGGTATTGCCATAAGCCAAATTGTCAAGCATACTCACATCCGAAAGCATCCATTTTTCGTTCAATGCTTTGATGTATGAATTACGGCGGATGCTGGTAGTGATTTTTTTGCCTGCATAAAGCGCCAAAATATGTGCCGGAAATTTGGGTAATTTCGGGTTTACATTTTCAAGCAATACTTGTAGTCTGGTTTTGCCTGGGAAACGCTCTTGGTCAGGATGCAACTCATTATTATATAGTTGTATATCTTCCAAGTCCCAAGCAACAATTTGTTCATAAGTGGCTTTACGCTCCTTGTAGTTATTGTTTTCCTCGTCAAAAATCTTTTGTTGCGTGATTTTGTTTTTTTCGTTTTTGGCATAGTGTCGCCCAACGGCTATATGACGCATCTTTTCAATTCCGTATTTTTTCAACCGCACACCTGTTTCCGCCCACTTCTCTTGCGAGTTGGTAGGATTAGCCCAGCGGGTAAATGGGAACATTGTCATAAGCGTATCTTTGAACTTATTTACCAAGTGGTGTTCAACTTCCGCCTGCATTGGTATGCCTAATCCATAATTGTTCAAAAAGCGATACATAGAGGCAATGGCGTCAATAAATAATCGCTCATCTTTCTTTTTGCTATGTGCCTGACCAATGATAGCAGTAGATTGCGTGTCAAAAACATAATAAGCCATTACACGCTCGCCTTTGTTTGTCTTTGTGTGCATAATATCACGGTCATCAAGCGAAATCTTACTTAAACTATACTTGGCGGGCTTGCGGTGATGGTGCGGACGGTGATGGTGTGAGTAATGATATGATCCGTCACGCAACGCACTTATCAGATCTCGATTTTCATTGATGATATTCCAAACGGTTCCCTGCGAAATTTCTACATAATCCGGGTCAGTATGGTCAAATACTTCACCGGTTCGTTTATCAACTACCGTAAGGTTACCTTTGCAAAATTGCTCATACAAACCGTGCACCACATTATCATAAGGTTTGGTTTGCATTGTAGCAATGTTTATTATAATATTATCAAGTTTTTCGTTTCGTTTCAGTGCCGCTTTGTTTCCACGGTTCCCGTGCAGCAATACCGGATAACCGTTATCTTTATACTCTTTTGCTTTCTTACGTAAAGCATCTTTTGACTTTGGCAGACTGTGCGGGTAGAGTTTTTTATCCAAATTATTGACTTCGGCAGATATGCTTTCCCAAATATTAGTGGTTTCGCCCCCAAGTTTACGGCGGAATTGTCGGCGGTTCTTATAAAGCTCAATGCAGGCATTCAGAACTTCGGCATTGGCTACAAGTGTCGGCAGTTTTTTATCCACGTTTTTATCGTGGATGAGTTGCTCCGCAAAATACATCCTTGCCGATGCGTCCGGTGTGATGAAACGCATCAGGTAGTTACTCACTACCTTTTTATATGGGTCACCAACCAACGCATATATTTTGTCTTTGATACGATGTGGCATCGTATCATAATCTATCAGCGAAGGATTATCGGCGCCTCCGCCACGTTTAACCACTTGGAATTTTTTTTGCTTTATATAGTAGTCATAGCTATACTCACTCATTAGTTCGCTTTTTAGCCATTTGCTACTCACACATAGTTTATTATTATAATAGGTAAAATCTGCCATAAGATTTTGTTTTGTTTTTAGCTCCCGCCGAGGGCTTGAACCTCGGTGCCTGCCGGTCGGGATAAAATCACTAAATTTGCTTTGTCTAACTTTAAAATTTTAGTGATTATGAATGATTTAAAAAAGCAGTTTAGCTTTGAGTTTGAAATACAAATTGATGCGTATTTGCCCATCGATGAGCGAAAGCAAGTCCACGCAAAGCTGATGGACTTATGCGAAATAGTAAAACAGCCGGTAAAAATAGCGGACGAAAACTTTGGCGTATATCTTGTTTCGCTTCCGGGTCCAAATGACAAACCCGCTTTGTTTGCACATACAATAAATGCTTTACAAGCTTTTTGTCATATTTACGATGCCGGCTGTCGCCTTGTAACATTTTTAAATAGTCCGGAGCATTAAGCTCAATTCTTTGTTTAGTCATAGTATTAATTTTTAGTATTAGTCTTTAATTTTTTCTACTTCACGTTGTAGTAGCTCTTTTGCGCGTCTGCGGATGGCTTTTGCATTATCCGAATTAGATAAATGATAAAGTGCATTACGAACTGCCTGCTGGCTAACGCCAAATTCGTCGGCTAAACCCGGCACCCACTTATTAGGGATATTAATTTTTACGAACGTGTCATTATTTTTCATAAGTTTGTTTTTTAAATATGTTTAACACAGCAAAGATATACAGAAAATCTGTAAATAAAAAATTTTTTTACAGAAAATATGAATTTTTTTAAAGAAACTATTATGGAAAATGAAATAGACAGGTTTGAAAAAGCTGTAAACTACCTTATAAATAAAGGGATTGTTAAAAATAAAAGCCAAATGGCAAGAGAGTTTGATATATCTCCTTCAAAGTTTACAGAAATTATGAAAAGAAGGATGCGACCGGGCTTTAATCTTTTTAATATTCTAAACGAAAAGTTCAATTTTAATCCATATTGGTTGCTTTCCGGTGTTGGACCTATGTTTAAAACCGAAACAAACACAACAGAAGTTCAAGAACCTGTCGCTGTTTATCCGTTACGCACGGATAAAAAGGAGCCTGTTCAGGATATACCATTATATGATATACAAGCAACTGCGGGGCTGGTTTCGTTGCTTGACAATGGCAAAAACATCCCAATTGATACCATACGCATACCTAATCTGCCAAAAGCGGACGGTGCCATTTATGTTACAGGAGATAGTATGTATCCGCTGCTAAAAAGTGGAGACATTATAATATATAAGCAAATCAAAGATATACCTAATGAGATATTTTGGGGCGAAATGTATATCATCAGTATGCAAGTAGCCGGTGAGGAATATGTTACTGTAAAATACGTGCAAAAATCGGATCTCGGGGATATGTTTATAAAACTTGTCAGCCAGAACCAGCATCATCAGCCAAAGGATTATCCGTTAAAAAAGGTTAATGCTATGGCTTTGGTAAAAGCAAGTATAAGATTTAATACAATGAAATAATAACCAATAAAAATTATATACTATGGGACTATTCAACAAAATTTTAGGAAACGCATCAGAGGTATCATCTGAAAAGCTACAAGAGAAATACGGAAAAGTATTAATCACCGGTGAGCAGATAGAGCTCGGCTTTAAACTAATGAGAGATGTCTTTATGTTTACAAACAAAAGACTTATTTTAATAGATCACCAGGGCTTCTCCGGAAAGAAAACAGAAGTATTATCTCTACCATACAAAAGCATATCAAGGTTTAGCTTGGAAAGTGCCGGAACATTAGACCTGGACGCTGAGCTAAAAATCTGGATATCCTCTGAAAACTCACCTACGGTATCCAAAAAGTTTAATAAGACAATAGATATTTACGAGGTTCAAAAGTTTTTAGCCGAAAAAGTGCTATAAAACGCCTTAAAACAAATTGACCGCAATACATTGCGGGTATTTTTGGCGTTTTTTATGATATTTATTTGTATATCAATGTTTTAAGCCTATTTTTAAGCGGCAGATAACCCCCTTTTAAACTACTTAAAAGCGTGGCGAGAACCCCTATATTTTTACGTATTTCTTTACGTATAAGGCTATTTTTTGGAAGTAAGTATATATTTTCAAGTATGTTTTTACGCTAAAAACTACGGAAAAAACTACGGAAATGTTTACGGAAAAGTGTATTTTGTTAGTCATTTTAAGGATGTTTTCTTGTGTGTTTAAAAGGCGTTTTTTTGCTGTTTCAATAGCCTTTTTTCTGGCGTCGGCAAAAAGGTCATAAAAAGATAAAAGCCCTGTATTTACAAGGCTAAATAGTGTTTTTTGTATGTTTTTATGTTTGAAATAGTGCTTTTGTATAGCCGGTTGTATTAACTACCTAAATGAAATTGTATTTTTTCTTTAAAAAGCAGTGGTTCGTGGTCAATTTGTTTTTTGGAGAGTTTTTGTAAAATTTGCCGTAACTCTTTTATTTATAAGGCATTTCGGCGTTTTTTAAAAAAATTGTTTTTGGTTGTTTTGTTTTATGGGGGATATATTGTTAAAAAATATTTATCTTATTTCAAAATTTATTTTGTTTTTTTATCAGATAATTAAAAATTACAAAAAAAATTGCATATCATTTTTTATTTATAAATTTTACATTAATTTAATGCCTTATTA